GATCGCCGCCCCAGGCGGCCCAAGCGACGCGACCAGGGGATGGGTAGGCAGGACTGTTCGGTGAGTAGCCTTCGCCTTGCTTGTCTACCTCGTGACGGGCGAACCAAGCGGACATCGTGATGACAGTGGCGGGGCTCAGCTCGTTACCGCTGAGGATTTGGGTGGCGCGGCGGGCAGCCACGCTGGTTCCGCCTGCACGGCCCTCGCGTTTCCAAGCGCGGTAGCGCTCGGCCTCTTCCCGCATACCTTCGGTAGGCATCAGGTCGATTTCGGTGCCGTTGATGCTGGCCATAGGAGGAAGGGGGTAATGGGGTGGAGCTGCGCTACTTAGGGCGCTTGGCGGCAGCGCTTAGGTCGGTGCGGAGCTTGAGGGGCTCGTCCTCACCCTCTAGGTAGAGGGGTTCGGTGTCGCGGCTGGGCGTATTGGCGGAGGGCTCGGTGGGCATGGGGGTACCGCCGCTTAAACCGAGCTGCTGTTTGATTTCGTTTTCCTTGCTGATGGTTGTCATGGTGTTCATGAAGTCGTTTCCGGTGTATTCCATGATCTGCTCGGCATGGGTTTGGAGCTGAAGGGCGCGGCTCATTTCCATAGCCTTCATCTCCTTGGCGGGGTCAACCCAGCTCCAGGCGCGGGCTTGCCAGTGCGGGGAGTTGTAGCGCTCCGGGCGAGTCCAGATGTCGGAGAACATCGGCATAGGCAGCTCGGTGAGGGCGGCGGCCATGAGCCACTCCTCGAATACACGCTGGTGTACTTGCTGGATTAGTACCGATTGGATGACGCGCCAGTGGTCACGATCCTCCAAAATGCTAAGCCTGGAGGAGCTGTAATTTGTGTCCGAAAAATCGCGGCTAAGTGTTTCGTAGGAGCAGCCGTAGCCGGCGGCGAAGCGGCGGGCGAGAGTGCGGACAACGGCTTCGTACTGGCCGTCGTCGGGGCCGAAGTCAGGGGGGATTGCCGTTTCACCTGGGAGGAGGAAGTTGTAGCTTCCGGGTTCGGTGTTCCAGAGGCGTTTGTTGTCTTCGAGGGCCGGGGTGCCGTCGGGATTTGTGCTGCCAAACGTTTCGGGTTCGGGTGTTTGGATCCAGCCCAGGCTGTTGGCTTGGACGCGCTTCCGGGTCCAATGGGCCTCTTCGTACTTGCCGAGGTTCCAGGAGGTCGTGATGACGGGGGCGAACCAAGGTACGCCTCGTGTCTGGCCTACCCGCTCGGGGAGGTAGACGTGGATGAAGTCGGCTGCGTCGATAAACAGGTGCTTAGCGCCGGCCTCTACAGGGTTGGCAAATTCAACGTCACCGGGATGCTTACGCAAAATTGCGTAGCGGGTTGGCCTACCCCATTCATTTAGTTCAACGCCCATACGCCAATAATGCTTAGGGCGATCACTTACGCCGGTGTATTCGTCGTCGATCTGATCCGATTCAATTAGTTCGAGACTTAGGGGGACTTTGCTGCGGCCCATGGCTTGGCGAACCAGGCGGATGCCGATCTCGCCGGACTCGGGGAGGGCCCCTGTGATGCTGAGTTCGATTCCGTGGAAGCTGAGGCGGCCTGTTACGTCGCAGGAATCGGCACGGCACCAACGGTTCCAGTAGGCGAGGAGAGCGGCGTTGCGGCGCTCGTCCTTTTCGCTGCCGTCAGGGCGCAGCACTTGGGGCTGCATCTGGATGCCGCGTGCGCCGATGACGTTGATCTGGGTGGTGCGTTTGGCTTGGCGGGCGTAGGGGTTGTCGCGGACCAGTGCGCGGCTGCGATTGCGCAGCGTTTTGAGGCTGCCACGGATCTCGGCGTCGGCGCTGCTGCCGGAGGCCAAAAAGTCGGCAGTAAAGCGGTTCCAGCGGGCGGCGTCATAGGCGCGGCGTCCGTGGCGGATGGCTTGGAACTGGTTACGGATCCAGGTGCGGAGGCCCATGGCGGCTTAGGTGAAGCGGACGTAGAGGGAGCGGCCGTCGCCTTTGCCGTTGACGACGTTCTCAGCAAGCTGTTCGCGGGCCACGTCGGCCTTGAGGCGATCACGCCAGGCGATCAACTGCGCGAGGTCAGCCCTCTTCACCATGCGACCGCCGGTGGCAGTCCCGATTCGGTATTCCTGTGCCCCTCCGACGAGGGCTCGAATCGCTGCTTCAACTGCTTCGAGGTCCTTCTGGGCTTGGCTACGCAGGTCGAGGGCAGTGGGGGAGCCCGCATAGGACAGCGAGGTGGAGACGGTGAACTCCCCGGTACGCTCTGTCTTAGGGGCGCCTGCTGTGGTACTTACTGCTTGGTAGAACCACGCGCCTGTGCTAAATCCTGCTGTGGTTGCTGAAGGTAATGTAAAAGTCCAAATGCCGGTGCTTAGGGTGCCGGAGACTGTGGCGCCGGATGCAGCGTTAGTGCGAAAATAATAGGTATAAGAAGCGGCTGTAGGGGCGAGCGTATCTGTCCAGGTTACAGCATCTCCTGTGTATATTTCTTGTGGAAATGCCATTTCCGGCACGCATTTCGCCTAAGTCTAGATGGTTTGGGGTGTGTTGTTTTTGTAAGTTGCGAGGCGGCCACGCAGCTAGGCGGCCAAGCGGCGCCGCAGCTTAGCGGCCTAGGACGTTGAAGGCGGCGGCGGTGCGTGGCGTGGGGGGTGGAGTGTCGTCGGAGCTGGGGCGGAGTTTGCGCTCTAGCTGGTCCCAGATGGTGCGGCGGTCGTAGAGCTGGTAGAGGCGGTGCAGGGAGGCGTAGGCGTACACGAGTTCGTCGAGGGCTTCGTTAGGCTGGCTGCTCTTTTTTACCCAGACACGTTGGGGATAACCATTTTTGTAGCGCATTACCTGTTTTTCGGCAGTAAGTTCCTCGAAATAGTCGAGTGGTGTTTTGGCGTGGAAGTGGAGGTAGCCGGGACCGGGATCGTTGTGCTTTAGACGGCCAAATAGCAGTGATTTGATGGCGTCGGAACCTACGGGGAATACTTGAGCGCCTTTGCGTAAGGTTTGGCCTTTGTGGTTGAGGTCTACCTTGCTGGCCTTGCCGATCGGCGGCTTCCCCTTAGTGGACATGCCTTTGATGGCGATGACGCCCTGGGCGGCGCGGTCACGGGCGTAGGCGTAAACCGTGGCAGTGTGGTGGCCACCTGAGTCGATTGCGCACACGCTTACGCGCAGGTCAATGCCGTCTTCGCTTAGGAATGGGCGGCTGAGCACTTCGTCGAGCTGCTTCCATACGTCGGGACGGGAGGGATCGCCGTAGAGCTTGCTGCGGTCGATGAGCCACGCCTCTTCTTCGCGGCCCCATGCCCATACGCTGAGGCTGAGGCGGTCGTCTTGACAGTCGCAGCCGATGGTGAGCGCCAGGGCGGACGAGGGGATGATGAGGGGTTCGTAGGTTTCCTTGGCGGCACGTTCCAGCAAGGAGGTGGCGCCGATCTTGGAAGCGTACTCGTCTTCCCAAACCTCACCTAGGACGGTATTTACAAAGGTTTTTAGTTGCTCGGCGTCGTTCTTGGACTCTAAGAATTCTTCGACTAAATTGGACCAGGTGGCATTTGGTGAGTAAGAATAAGCGGCCCATATATGGAAACTTACGTGCTTGCCGTTGCCGGGAACTGTGGGACGCCATTCGCCGCGTTCTACCATCCAACGCTTCTTAGAGTGGGGGATGAGTTCGTTGCAGGATTCGCATTTGTAGGCGGCGGTGGAGGGGTCGTTGTCGCTCCAGGTCATCTGTGACCAGCGCAAGTACTGCATGTGATTGCAGTGGGGGCAGGGCACGAAGTAGCGGCGTTGATCCCCTTGAGCGAAGAGGCGCTCAATGCGGCTGAAGTCTTTGATTGTGGGGGTGGAGCCGGCGACGATTTTGCGGTTCCAGTAATACTCAGTTCGGCGGATGCCGAGCTTGATTTGGTCGCCTTCGGTACCGGCTGATGGGGGATAGCCGTCCGTTTCGTCGAAGAGGACGACGCGGCGGCTAACACGGCGGAAGCCTCGTGGGGAGTTGGCGCCGACAAGGCTTAGTGTTCCCCCAGGAAATTGCTTCTGAAGGATCGTGTTGGCACCGTCCTTGGCTTTGGCGTCACTGACGAGGCCGGCTAGGCATGGGGTATCGCGCAGCATTGGTGCGATTTCTTCCTTCGAGTAGCCCTGCGCATCTTCGATGGTGGGCTGCACAAGCATTAGTGGGCAAGGGTCTTGGTGTATGTGGTAAGCAATTACATGGTTTAGAATTTTGCTGTAGCCCACACGGGCTGACTTCATTAGCGATATTTGTTCAATTAGCGGATCGCTAATGGCATCCATGATGCCTTTCTGGTAGGGGAGGGTGTGCCACCGTCCACCTTCGGCACTACTTTCGGAGCTGAGGTAGGCGTAGGTATCTGCCCATTCGCTGAGTGTTAGGCGGCGTGGAGGCTTGAAGGCGCTATAGGCAGCGCGCTCTAGGCGGGTGAGGGTAGGCAGAGGGGCAGACTGCATTGTTTAGTGGCTTACGTGGCGGCTTAGTCGGTGGCAGTAGTGGATAAGTCTTCTAAGGTTTCTCTCACGATGTCGTCTAAGACTGTGATTGCGTCTGTGTCTAGGTCTGGGATGCGCTGTTTGGCTTTGGTCGGGATGCCCAAAATCTTAGTGCGAGCCAAAGTAATAATTTCTACCCATTTTGATTCAATATCCTCGGCTTTTACGAGAATTTGCTCTTTTTGTTTGCGATCTAGCTCTAATAGCTCTGCTTTTAGGTGTTCTGTACGGGCCCGGGATTCCTCGTAGTCGGGGATGTGTTCGGTGGTTCGGGCGAGGTCAGAGGAGGTGGGAGAGGAGGTTTGTGCCTCGGCGCGGCGTTGCGTGGGGGTTAGCTCGCCAGGGCGAAGGGGAGTGCGTTCCACAGTTCCTGCAGGGGGTTTGGGGCCTCGACCGATGCGTTTTTGGGTGTTGCGCTGCCACTCCTCACGCATGGTGGAGGAGTTGATGAGTTCTCGGCCGTCTCCTGTGCGTACTACAGATAGACGGTTTGTACGAATTGCTGCGTAGACCGCTTCCTTAGTAACGCCTAAGGCTCGTGCAGCGTCTGCTTTTGAGATCAATGCCATGTTTCTAAGTGTAGCGTTACTTGTAGGGCGGTGTGTGTTTTTTGTGGTATGATGGCCGGTTTTTCGTTTTTATGGGTAAGGGTAGGTCTGTTTTTACAAATAGCAAAACAACTTTTTACAGCTGTGCCTAGGAATAATTTGCGCTCCGAAACCCCTCGCGGTCTGGGGGGCCAGCAAGGACCCTATGCCGATA